ACTGCCATTGTATTTTTTTATTATAATTTAGACCGACCACTAATTGCAGCCGGTCTATATTATTATTACATATTAATTAAACTTCTTCTCTATAGATCTGTATATTTCCATACCTTCATCGGTCTTGAAATACGCGGCCATAGCAGAATAAGGATTTTCATCGAAAGGCACATTCATTAGTTTTCTACCATTAGATGCCCAAGAAAATGTTCTTTGGTCTTGTGATAAACTAAGTATATTAGCTTCCGTAGCTTTTATTGCTACATTTCTTAATCCTACGTTCTCATCTTGTGCTAGTTCCATAAATAATGATGGATTGTTTCTAGCAAATAATCGGATGTCTCTTCTAATCTCTTTTGATTTTAATAGATTAACCGCAGATCCCATTTCAACCCTTAGAATAGCTTCAGCTTCTTCCACATCCATCTCTCTAGCTATTACAGCAGCGTCTGTTTGTAAATCAAGTAATTCTAAATCATCTTCAGCTTCTTCTACCGAGTCGTATTCTGTATATAATCTACCCTTAAGAGGGTGGTATAATGACAATAGTCTTTGCAGGTTTTGTTGTTCCTTTGGAACTCTTAATTCCCCGAGTTGGAATTGTACATGTCCCATAGTAGCTTCACCTTCTTGCTCATCTTTAAATGGTGAGTCGTGGTTAGTAGCGTATCTTAGTTCTCTTGATGCGTTCTTCTCAGGGTCAAAATATAATAAAGAATGCTTTCTTGTGTGCTTACCAGGTATTGTCAATGTTAATGGATTGTATCTTCCTGTAAGGAAATACATTCTGTCTTTAATTTCCCATGTAGGTTTATCGTCTACAGGGATTGTTTCTTTAATGATTTCTTTAACTTGTGTAACCTCTTGAATTGATTCTTCTAGATCCACTTGTTTAATAACCACTTTTTTTGGTTGTACTTTTTTATTTGCCATAATATAATATAATTTGATAGTGCGACATTAGATAGTGATATTATATATTAATAACCTATCGTCGCTGTTTTATTTATTGATTTGTTAAGGGTAGCAATTACCCCTGTTATTATAACAAGGGTAATCAATACTCCTTTGGTATTATATACCTCTGAATAACACGAAGTTATTAGCAGCTTGAGTAACTAAACATCTTTCAGAAAGGAAGTTTACTTCCATTGCATCAAGAGTTGAAGTACTAGCACCACCAACAGATCCTGTTAACCAAGATTTCATTCTACGATCATCAGTTTGAGAAGCTCTGTATCTAACGTGCAAGAATGGACGTCTGATATTAGTTCCTAATATTTGATCATAAACAGTTGAAGTTCCAGCAGGTACTAATACACCTTCAATAGAATTGATACCATTGATAGCCCCACGAGTGGATGCGTCATTTAGGTATTTCCAATCTGTTTTGTAGAAATCATAAGATCCTCTACGGAATCCACTAAATCCTAAGTTCAATGCCATCTCTGAAGAATTTTCAAATAATCCATAAGCAACCCCTCCAGCAGAACCTGCAGAAAGACTAGCTAACATATCATCAAAATCTAAAGAAGTTTGACGTTGTAAAAACAACATGTTTTCTTCAATAGCTCCTTGAGTGTCTAAGTTCTTAAGAATCGCATCAAATTCATCTAGTCCAGCAGCAGCAGTAAATCCTACCTCTACGTTTCCTCTAGCCTGAATAGCAGCGAACATACCTTGAGTTCCTGGTTGAGTTAATGGATTTAATGCAGAAGCATTTAATTCACCCTCTACCATAGCCATTTCTAAGTAATCTTCAAAACGTAAACGAGTTTCAGATTCAGCTTTCAAATACCAAAGGTATCCGTCAGTTCCATCTTCAGTTGCTACGTTAATCCAACCTACTTGCGCAGTATCAGATCCAGAAACAACATACTGATCTCTTATAATTATAGGAGAGTTAGAAAATTGTGTTAATACTGGGTCAATACTTGTCCGAGCCGCTGAATTTCCAGCACCACCAGCAACTAAGCTAGTACCTTTAGAATAATCAGATCCGTAAACGAATACTTTTAATCCAGCTGCTGAGAATCCTTGAGCAGTAAGAGTAGTACCTGCGAAAGGTTGAATAGTAATAGTTCCAGCTGCACCAAGTACAGACGCTGTAACAATACCTTTAGCCTCTAGTCCTGTAGCAGGATCTAATACAACTACTGTATCGTTAACAGATATTACATTATTAACACCTGCAACTGCACCTGGGTTAACAGATATAACGGATAAAGTACCTGCTCCGTTAGCCTGAGAAGCTGCTGCATAAGAAATGTGTAAACGATTTTGTTCAGACCAAATAACTTGATCAGATGTCATAGGCATTTCTGCACCTACCATACGTAAGAATCCGCCGATCGTACGATTACCGTAACGTTCAACTTCAGATTCGTAAATTTCTGGTAAATATTGTTGTGCAAAATCTGCAAAGTTTCCAGGAACAGCACCGCCTCCGCCGTTGTTATTCCATTGTAAATAATTTGTCGCCAACAACTGTTGTGTTTGCGAAGGGATTATTGACCCAAATTGTGGAGCTAAGCTCATAATTTATTGGTTTTTAAATTTTTTAATTTTTAGTTTGGTTGAGTCCGAACCAGATATCGATTTTATTTTATATCCTCCTAGCATTACACCGTCTATAGGAGCAGCTTTACGATTACCGGTAGATGGGTTATTAGAAGCATTTACAATGCCTTTAATTCCGTCAGCTTTACCTTGTTCGTAAAAGTGAGATGCCATTTTATCGGCATTTGTTCCCGCATAGAGAGCTTTGTGATAAGCAGCAGGATCGGTTATCTTTCCATCATCTCCTAAGAAACTTCCTATGAAATTATTGATGTCAGATTGATTGTTAGAAACGCTTTCAGCATTTGAGACTCCATATCTAAACTTCTTTTCGCCTACATTGAAATCAAAACCTTTGAAATCATTAGCAAAATATTTTTTAGTGTCGTCCGTAAAGTTCTTGCGCGATACATCGTGCTTGGTTTGATCCTCGTTGTGTCGGTTAAAAAAGTCAGTAGCTTTTTGCTGATCCGGAGTAACATGAGACTTCAACTTGATGTCATCATAGTATTTACTCTTAGTATCCTCTAAAAACTTTTTGGCTTTTGCAACCTCTTCTTTATATGCGAGTTTTTTTCTTCGGATATCTCGCTCCTCATCTAATTCATCATCAAAACTAAAGTTATCTTCTATTAAATAGTCGATTTCTTCAGGATCTAAATGAGACTTAGTTTTTTTATAATATTCTTTTACTAATGTATCTCTATCGAGATCATCGTAATTTGTGTTTAACTTTGCGTAGTCTTGTATATCCCCACCGGTTTCTTTCATAAAAGCCAATAACTTAGTTACCCCTTCAGGTAACTCCTGAGCAACTTCAGCTGCTTCGACTTCTTTAACTATTTCAAGTGTACTTACTTTTTTCTCTTCTTCTTCTTCTTCCCTGGTAATTTCTTTAAGTCCTGGTTCGGATATTCCTTCGACCACTTCTTGTGTATCTTCGGTTCGTTTATCCTCATCCAAACTTCCTGTGCTTTGCTCTGAAACGGCATCTTCTTTAGGTATTACGATTTTAGTTACATTACTAGGTAAATCAATTAGAGGTTCCTTTAAATTAATGGTAGGTATCTCATTAGATCCTTGTGTAAATTGTTTAGGCTTGTTAGCCTTCATTTTAAATGTACCTTCTTCAGGTACTGGTTTGCTTTCGTTCATGATATGATATTATATAATTGTTTATTAAATATTATGTTGGATCAAAACTAGACAGATCAAAATTACCCATAACGTCATTACCTGCAGATTCGAAGTTCTTTGGTAGACCGTCATTTTGTCTTTGTTCTATTAGCTCGCTTTGTTGTGTTCCTTGCATTTTAACTCGTTTATCTTTGCGATCTTCAATTTCTGTTTCTTTTGCGGATGTTGAAGAGTTTGCTATCTGAGCTAATTGCATACTATATCGGAATTCTTCTGCCATCAATTCCTTTTTAAGCTTTGCTTCCTGCATCATTCTATTCATTTCAAAACTAGATTTAGCTTTCTCTATAGCCACCTTTTCAGCGGTCAAAGCTTGTTGCTTCTCAACTTCTGCTATAGCTACTCTTTCTGCAGTTTCTGCATTCGCTTGAGCTTGGGCTTGTATATTTTGTTGTGCTTGTTCTTGTTCCCTCTCTATCTTTTTCTTACGCTTTAACTTAAGCATTTGAGTAGCTAATTTTAAATTCTTTACTTGTTGTATATCGATAGAGTCTTCTAGATCAATTTCCTTCTGTTGTAAAGCTATTTGTATATCTTGTTTTAATCCAGCTCTTTCTTCATCATCTGGTTCCATCTCTAAAAATATACCAAAATCATGCAAATTTAAGGTTTCTATTTCTTTTAATGTTTCTACATTAAATGTAGATATACTATTCATTAAAGAATTTTTAGTTAAAGGAAAGTTAATTGCGTCCGCTAACCTTAGAGATATGTTTTCGCAAGTTTTAAGAGCTAAGTAAAGACTTGCATCGGTAATATGTTTTGTAGCAGTATTGGATGCGTTAGCGGCCATCTTTTGAAGCCCTACTAGAGCGTTTGCATCAGGCATAGAACCATCTCTGGCTTCATTAAGACCTGTTACATCCCTAATCATTTGAAGATTATAATTGTATGCGGTTATAAGCGCTTGTATTTTACCTTGGCCACTAGAGCTTGATAACTCTTGTACAGGCACTTTACCTCGATTCATTTCGCCCTCTTGAGTTAATGATCTACCTATAACAGAACCAGTTTGGAAATACATATTTAATGCTTCCGCTGGATTATAGTTCGTACCATTCCCTAGATCAACCTCGGCTAATCCATCCATATCTAGGAATATACCATCAGGAACCATTCTAGATAATACTTGCTGTAATTTTAAGTGAGTTAACTGTATAATATCAGCAAAACCAATACACTTACTTATAAGTGATTGAATTTTACCTTTATACATTCTAGGCGCGCATATTGCATAACTCATTTCTACGCGAGTAGTATCGGCATAGGGTCTAGACATGTTTTCCGCTAGCTCCCATTTCAATATTGTATCTGTACCTATTATTTTAGCTCCAGAATATAAAACCTCTATAGATCTTGATACTCTTTCAAAATTATCATTATCTGGTGGATTAAATTCATCAGTTTTTACTATAGCTTTTTCTAATCCAGATTCAGTTTTCTTTATTTTAAATACTTGATTCATATAAGTTTTATACTCAAAGTATAATACTTGAACAGTATTGTAATCATATTGTTCCATTCCCCTAACAAACTGTCGGTTTCCAGGCATTTTTTGGATTCTTTCTAGTTCTTCATCATCTACATCCGGGAATTCCTTTTTAAGCTCTGCTAGGGTTATTGCTTTTACCTCTCCTACATAATATACATCATCGAAGTTTGGATCTTCCGTATATGACCATACCATGTAAGCAGGATCTACATAATTAACCACAATGCCTTCAGCTGTATTAAATGAAGTCTTAGTAGCCCCTATACCTATATTAACAAGATCTTGATCTACTCTAGACTTTATATTTTTATATTCATTAATGGATAATATGGTATTTATGGCTTCCTCTTCGGCCACCTCTATGCTCTGTTTGTAAGACATTTGCATGTGAAGTTCTACCTCATCCATTGTGGTTGGCAACTCTCCTTGAGGTATGTTGGACTTTTTAAATGACACCCCTATTAATCTAGAAGCCTCTGCCTGCTCTGATTGGGTGTTCATGTCAAACATTATATTGTTTGCGTAATCAGTTCTTTTCTTTAATGATTCTGGGTCTTGAGCAAATGCGTTAATATCATATTGCTTTTGTGTAATACCATTAGCAACAATATTAGAAAATTTAGATAATACTGCAACTGGTTTCCAATCTATATTAAGATAAGACAAATCACCGTTAATAGCCATCTCGTCTTTATATTTTTGAACTGACTGCTCTCCTCTAGCATAAAGTCTTAAATTATGAAAAGTATTAAAGTTAGCTGCATATCTATTACTTCCGCCACCACCGCCGTAATTAAACCACTCTTGTTCTATAGCCCTTGAAACTTGTAGACCATATTCCCAAGTAGCTTTCTCCGCATCGCTTACAACCTGATTAGGAAAAGGACTATTAGTATTTGTACTTACGTTCATTTATTGTATTATTTTCGAATTGGTACCCTCGTTATTGTATTTCTTAAATCCCATAGAATAAGTTTTTATTGGCATAGGAGTATTAGGACGATACTTATTTTTATTACAAGCCATTATAGCTAATCCTGAACTTATAGAAGCATCATGAGCTGTCCTGTTATTGATATTAAATCTAGCCCAATCCTCTAATGTCTTTTGCAAATACATATCTCCCCAGCCGTCTCCTGTCTTCCCTACAAAATCTTCAATATATGTTTCTATAGCGGCAGCATGCGCTTGTTTTATATCTTCACTTGAGTTAGGTATTCCGCCTAGTTCTCTCTCTGTTAATGACAATTTATTATAAGTTCTGTCAGGTCTGTTTATACTAAACCCCCTATAGCCCCTTGTTTTAAAATGGTATAATAATCTAGGCTTATTGTTTTCTGCTAATATAGGCATGCCGTAAAACACACAAGCCATTAAAACATCTTCAAAGAAGATTTCAGCCGTAGCTGGCCTAGCTATATATTCCAAAAAGAATTGATTTGGAGGTGCATCTTCCATTGAAAACTTAGTTAGTCCATGAAGAGCTCCGTTAGAACCTCCGCCACCGACAACACCAGATATATCATAACTATCACAACCAAAAGCTCCCATGTGCTCGTTTCCTGGATATTTGACATTACCTTTAGTTATTATATTGTTTTGTATGTTTTGATTAGGTACCCAAGATATTCTAAACCTACCATTTTGATTAGGTGAAAATATAACTTTTGTATCCTTAATACCTTTCTCCCATTGAAAACTACCCTGTGTTACCATGGTATTATTCCTAAGTTCTTCGTTGTAGTCTATCTGTTCGTATATCTTAGTTAAATTGAACAATGATTGTTTTGATTCATCTCTGAAAGCGTGTTGCTCTGATCTCGGGAATTGTCTGTAATATTCGTTTAAAGCATCTGGATCATCTCTTAGTCCTTCGACTTCGTTCTCCCAGTGATCAATAACTCCTTCACATATCTCATCCCCTCGAGGATCCCGTACTGGAGTATCAGGTTTATCAAAAACAGGCATTCCATACATATCGATAAAGCCTTCGTAATTCCATTCCATAGGAATAAACAGCTTGTATAAGCCCGTCCTTGTTTGTCCATTCTTGTTTCGTCGGGTCACATCAGAGCTATCATAAAGTTTTTTAAAGTTTTTACCTCCTTTATCTAAAGCATTTGATGTGGACCCCATCATGCATTTTCCGATGATTCTGCTACCTAGTCTTAAACAAGTCTTTGTAACTCGCCAGTTGTTAAGGATGTTAGTAGGCCTTTCCCACTTACCGCTTTCATCATGCACTAATAATTTTAATTTCTCACCATCATAGGAGTTATCTCCTGTGTTCTTCCAGTCGATAGTAGTGTCTAATCCTGTGAGTTCTTCTACTTGTTCATTTGAATCTAATTTACGTCTTGTAAGTTTAGATGCAGGTATTCTATAAGCTAATTCTGTTTTAGGTCTATCCATACCGTCCTGAATAGGACTAAAGAAGAAAGGATAGTTAATAGATATAGGTACAACCTTATCTGTAAACATTTTTTTAGCATCTGGTCCCGTCTTTGATAATATACCAAATCTTGCATCTGATGATATTGTAGCTAAGTTAACTACTTCCCCTGAAGCCATAAATGAAAAACCAGAACGTCTATTTTTAAGGTAAGACATTCCATAACATCTTTTATCTGCTTTACAGGCTTCCCAAAATATATAGAATAATCTATTAGATTCTCTAAAGTCTGCTTCACCAACATCAATCTTTGACCATTGTAAGTACATGTAGTGTGTACCTGTTATGTATGTGGGTGTTTTATTATTTAAAAACCAAAATCCATTGTCTCTGCGATCAAATTCAGTATCAATATAATCGTGGTGTCTGCGCTTAAATTCCTCTGGATATGCTTCCCAATCTAGAACGCTCTTTATTTTGTTTAATTCTTTTGGATATTCTGCAGCCTTCCAACAGCTATCACCCATATTTACTGCTTTTTCCTCTAAAGGTAAAGCTATTACTAAACCACTTATTTCGTATATCTGACCTATCTTTCCGGTCTTACTAATTATAACTACGTCATATTCAGCATTATAACCGTACACCCATTTGTTGTATCGATTCTTTTTCTTTATAACTGATGGTCTTATATGATCATCTACTATTTTATATAAAAATTGCTTATACATTATTTGGATCTCCCCTCTGCAAAGCCTTTAAATTTCTTTTGTTCTGTCTTGTCTTCAGATTGATTGATAAATTTCTCTTCTTCTTCTATCCTACTTAGTATTTCGAAAGCATCAAATATTGCTAACTTTTTAGTAGCGGCAGCATTTTTAAGTCTGTCAGCAGTGATATCTTCACCTGAGTCTACGATCTTTTCTTTTGCTACCTTTATCAATTCTTCAATAGCTGTCCGACCAGCTTTTATTATATTCTTCTTCGTTTCTATCGAGTCCATACTTTATAACAATATCATTTGATTTCATACAATACATAATCTGGTTATCAACAACAAACTCCCATTCGCTGTTTGGCGTAAACCCAACCAAGTCCCCTACAGCTATATTAAGAGCTTCTAATGAACTATTACCAATTTTTAGTATACCAATAAGACTAGTAAGTTTATCGGAGCTTAAATGATCCTTATTTTTAATAGGTGCTACAAAACATCTTTCACCAAAAGATTTCCATTTAAGGTCATCTCTCTTGTATAAATATATTTGGTCTACACTGCATAAAAAGTTATCGTCTTTTAGAAACGATCTACTATTCTTTTTAATTCCTTTAACGTCATAGAAAACTCGAAACACATTATGATGTACTATTATTATATCCCCTTTTTTTATTGGGGTTGCAAAAGCTGCTGGTGTTTCCACTACAATAGCAATATTGTTAACATGTTTGAAACTTTCTATAGAACTATTTGTAATAAGGGTTTGTTCTCCAACCTTAACTTCATTATCATAACGTTTGCCTAATGGCTTTATGATAAAATCGTATATGCTCCTCATTAATATTCTAAGTCATACTCAACGGATATAGCCATGTTAGAATTGAATTTCTTCCACGGCATAACCTCGTTGTCTTTCTTTATAAATATATTATAAGAATTATCAGACTCTTCAAATAGTATGTGAGATATCTCGTGGCCGCCATATACTGTCTGCTTAATAGCATAGTGCATCGCTTCATTTTTATAGTCGGCTCCGATGCTGATCTTCCTTATAATATTTTTCATATTATTTTACCTCTTCTGTCACAGCTTCTTCTTCTGCCTCTATAACTTCATATTCACCATTAGCAAGGTTCACATTTATAGGTCCGTATTTCTCTTGTAACTTGTTTTTGAATTCAGTCATAGCTTCATCCAATTTGTCTACGTGCTCTAATACTTTACTAGATTGTGCTTGGAACATACCTACTTGAGTCAGTCCGCTTTGAATTTCTTGTTGTAACTTCGTTACTTCTGCCAATTCTTCTTTCGTAATTGACTCTGCTTTTTCATTTTGTACTTTTTCCATTTGATTTAATTTAATTATTAATATTTATTACTGTTTATAATTTTCTACCTGTTTTAGGATTGTTGTTTTGTGCTCCTGGCACATACTTATAAGTTTTATTTTTGGATCTATATGTAAAAGCTTCGTTACCACCTATTGTTCCTTCTGTGGATTTTGTTGCTTTGTTTTCTTTACTATAGGATCTACCAGCACCTTGAGCTCTGTCCCCTGTTTTAATATCAGAGTTAGGTCGCTTTTTAGCTCCTCCAGCCTTAGGATCTTTCTTTTTATCTTTATCCATGTGCATAGGAGATACTAATCCCTTATCTTGAAATGTCTGCCCATGCCCCGTGGAAGCTGTTTTACCGAAGTTTTGTTTGTAAGCCATAATTTTTTATCTTAATCTAGTTAATATGAATTCCCCTTTTGTATCACCACTGTATACGCATAAAATAACGTCTACATCCTGTAATGAATATTGAATTTTTACTGAGTAACCGTTGAGGGTGTTCTCTAATGTTGTTGTGAATTTGTTGTTTTTGTAATTTATTATTTCTTCAGGTATAACTCTATATTCCACAAAGCTGGTGTTAAAGACGTTTAAAATTTTATACTCACTTGCTATTATAGTTGTTATGTAAGAGGAGTCTTCTCCTTCCCACATCCCGTTAAACTCTTCTTGAGCTGTAATAATTGAAAATGAAAATAGAATTGATAATGTAATAAATAATTTTTTCATAAGATTAGATTTGATTGTTATATTGTTTTAGTAGCAAGCGACTATATCAGAAGCTCCCCCAACTGCTGTAACCAATACGTAGTCAACTATAACAGGTAAGTATGTACCGCTGGGTACGTTTTTAAAAACTATTGCTTGGTTAGCTATTGGTAATCCGCTTCCAGCCACTGCAACTGTACCTGCTATTATAGCTGTTATATCTCCTCCGGTACCTACATATAATGCGGCACTCCCAAGATTAGTAGTGTTGTCTATAGTGTTACTAGGTGCAACTACAGCGGCTCTAGTCACAAAATCAGGTTGATTTCCGTATTGTCCCATTTTATTCTTTGTTATTATTAGTACTCATTATTTTTTTACCCTTCTCCCAAGATCTACCTACAAAGTATGCTCCATAAGCAGTTACTAGTAGCGTTTGTATTATTGGTATATATTCTTTTGCAATTTTAAATTCACCAATGTTTCCATCTGTAAAAGCCAATAGACTAAATATAAATGTTAAGTACACGAGTACCATTGGTCGTATATTTTTAGAAAGCCAACTATCTGAATTCATGTCGGACTCCCACCTTGAAGTTACTTCTCTTTGAGCATTGCTCTCCGCTGTCTCAAGGATTACTTGTATCTGTTTCTTGATTTCAAGTTTCTCTTCTTTTGATGTTATTAGATTATCAATAACATTACCTACTTCTTTGATAACACTTCCCGTTAACCACGCAAATAGTTTGTTCATTATTCTCTTCGATTATAGTTACTTATTTTTTTTAGTATCTACCTTATATGCTTCAGCTTCCCATGGAAGATCCTTAGCTCCTTCTTTCATCTTACTTCTCGGGTAAGTTTTACCTTTCCAATAAACATTTTTCTTATCGTATTCCAAATCACCTCTTTTAAATTGGTCCACGTGTATTTTTTCATGCTCTATAACTTTATCTTGTAATTCAGGAGATAAGTTCTTGTTAAGCAATATAGCTCCATTATTAGTAGCCATACCTAATGTATTGTCGTCCATATCTTGATTATAGATTGGAGTATTATCTACTACGTAGGGAGAAGTTATTTTAAATGCCATAATAAAAATCTCACGAAGCGATTAAACTCCGTGAGAATATTTAAGGATTATTAAGCTACTACTATTGCGCTAACTGTAATACCCATTGGTAAAGCTACTTTAGCGTTTACTCCACCTGGATTTGCTGTCAACGCACTGTTGATAGCGTCTCTAACTGAAGGAGTTGTTCCAACAGTAGTATGAGTTACTGTAGTTACTGTAGCTGCTCCAATAATTGTAGTTGTAGTAGCTGTTGCTGCTTTTACTGTTAGAATGTCGTCTACGCTAACTAGTAAGTTTCCCCCCGCAAGTCCTGCTCCAGAAGAAAAAATTGTGATAAATCTTGCCATTTTTTGTTTTTGTTAATGTTAATGTTAATGTTAATGTTATTAGGTTTATACAGTCCTATTCTGTTATTATCTTTTTTTACTCATAAATGATGTATCTCCACCTTTTCCAGCACCCATTTTTAGTGGACTTTTTAGGTTTATCATTTTAGTTGGAGCAGCACCGCTTTTCATACTCGCTTGAGCATTCTCTGCATAATGTTTTCTTGCCGTTGAAGACAAATCTTGATTTGATGCTTCCTTAATGTCGTAAGCAGTCTTTGAGTTTTTTCCCATAATGTTTGTTGTTAATGTTAATGTTAATGTTAATGTTAGTCCTTGCTATTGTCCCACCTAGCTCTAGTCTTCCGAATATCGTAGTGTACAAAAGTATTGTATAATCCCAAACCTCCTTGTAATATATTACCATATTCAGTTAGAATATCAAGTAATGTATATATTTGTTCTGGAGATTTAGTCTTAATTTTTATATCCGCCGCTTTGCCAAGTATATGCTGACTACCAGGTTTACTACCTATTTCGGTATTGTGTTCTAAACACCTGTAAGCATTTGTAAGTACTATAGGTAAATCTATAAAGTTTCTTAATACTTGCAACTGATTAGCTAACTTCTGTATGTTGAGCAAAACGTCTTCAGGCATTTCGCACCCGCATTTACACTCAAATTCTGATTTACTAAAGTTTTCTGTCAGTTTCATTATTACTTACCTTTAGCTACTTGAGTTATAGGTCCGTCTTTATAAGAGCAAGGGTATTTTGAAACTTCCATTCCTTTTGCTCCTGAGCTTGATCCTGGAGATGTAGCTCTACCTTCTGAACTTAATGGGCCATCCCATATTGCTGAACTACCTGTTCCACCTGATTTCTTATCCATATTGTTTTGTATTATTATTGTTATTATTAACTGATGTTGCTCTTTGAGCTTGAGTTCCGTATATATCTGTAGCAGCAATATTTGCCACTTCATTAAATACTGGTCTTGCTCCTCCTTGAGTGTTAGCTAGTTCTGGTGTAGGGTTAGCTGTACCAACCATACTATCTACATTAGCCATAGGATCAACCACATCTAATGCTTCATTTGTTTGTTCTAAATCGTTTGTCATACTCATCGTGTTTTATCTTTATTTACAATATCCATAGCTGTACTCATTACTTTAGCTGTATATGTATCTCTCTTATATAATTTATTCCGCCTTACAGACGTAGGTATATCTTCTTCACCTAACATTATACGATACATCTGTCTTATAAGATGTTTACACTTAAAGCTAAGCTCATATATTGTATATCTCTGATCCTTCCTGCCACCGGTCCTCCATACTACTATCCAACCGTTTTTAAGTAGCTTATTCCATCTCCTATTGTTCCAAGGATATGTTAGTACCCCTATCTCATAATCGCGCTTCCTAAAGGTCTTTAAACAGTCGAAGTAAATAAGTAATTCAATTTCAGCGTCGGATATGTCGTTATTTTGACAAGCCCATTTCCTAACTATACGATAATGCTTAAGTAACCCCATCTCTTGGAAATCTCTACTGCTTAATTGTCTCATAATACAAATACTATATCTTGTATTTTTATAACATGAAAAACATCTCTGTCTATCTCTATTCTGTGACCAGCGTGACGATCATAATAAATCTTATCATCTATATCAATACCGTTACAATCCTCTCCTTTAGAAACGACCGTAGCTTCTATATATCTTATATCTTCTCTTTGGTTCTCAGCAAGTAATAAACCTCCTTTTGTAGAGGTAACTCCTTCTGATGTTTTCTTTATAACTAAGTTTCTACCTATTGCTTTCATATTATTGTCTCATATTACTCATTATACAATTGGTTGATAACATTGTTGATGCAACCGATATTGCGTTCTTTAATGCGCTTTTAGTTACTAATAATGGATCTATGATCCCTGCTTTTAGCATATCCACTTCTTCACTGGTCTTAGCATTTATGCCTTTACCAGTTTTCTTAAAGTATTTTATTTCTATCCCAGCGTTGTTAAGTATTTCCTTATAAGGATACTTTATAGCTTCTTTAAGTATTAATTCCCCTGGTTGTTTACCTGTTATTAATTCAGAAGCATTAACTAATGATACACCACCTCCAGCAACAACGCCTTCTTTAATAGCAGCTTTAGTTGCGCAAATTGCATCCTCAACCCTATCTCTTTTCTCATTTAATTCCATATCGGAATTACCACCAACCTTTACTATTGCTATCTTAGCAGATAACATAGCTAACCTAGTTTCAAGTTTTATTACTTTATTAGGGTTAGTTTCGTTTATGAGTTCTTCCTTTATATGCTCTATAATACTAGTTACTTCAGGTATTAATTCATCTGAGACTTGTATTGTTGTGCTTTGTAATGTCGATGTAGATTTTAAACACTTCCCTAAGTGCCCTACATCTATTAAATCTAAATCATCCCCTAGATTTTCGTTTATAACCGTAGCTCCTGTTAGTAAAGCTAAATCATCAAACATTTCCTTTCGGTTAACTCCATGTGTTGGAGCAGGTATCACACAAGCCTTTAAGTTGTTCTTATTGTTGTTCATAGCTAAAGTTGAAATAACCTTAGGATCTAAATCACCAATAATAAGTAAAGGTAAATTACTCTTTATAACATGTTCTAATATACTTTGTATCTGTCTTATGGTATCTACTTGAGATTCAACTAATAATACAACAGGGTTATCTAACTCTGCTGAGTTGTTTTGAACGTTGTTAACAAAATGGGCATTGGTAAAACCTTTTTCATATTGTACCCCTTCAGATAATTCTATTTCTGTTTCACCAGACTGTGATGTTTCCATCATAACCACCCCGGTTAAATCTACCGACCTAAATGCATCGGCAATTAGCTTACCAAGTTCTGCATCATTATTTGTAGATATTGTAGCAACCTCATCGATCATACTACCCTTAACTGCTTTAGCTGTATCTTCTAGATACTTGAATACTACCGCGGCTGCAGAGTTAATACTTTCTTTTAGTTCCCTAGAACTTACTTTGCTTGTCAACTTATACGCTTCTTTTAGTATTGCGTATGCTAATAACGTAGCAGTCGTGGTTCCATCCCCAGCTTCAGCAACTGTTTTTCTAGCAGCTTCCTTTATCAATGATACACCCATATTTTCTACAGGATCCTCTACTATTGTTATTTCTGCAACGGTAACACCATCTTTGGTTATTACGGGGTGACCACCAGCATTTTCGAATATAACCGATTCTCCACCAGCACCTAATGTTGAGGTAACTGCTTTCGCTAAGGTTTCGACACCTTTAAACATTCGTAGCTTACCTTCGTCTCCAAAGCTAAACTCTTTTACTATTAAGTTTGACATTTATTTAATTTGATTTAATTGATTGCACACTACCTAACATGTATGATTACATAAAAGGTGTGAATCTTACATATTTGTACTACACAGGCTGTCCAACAGTTAATGTTATTGTTGTAGGATTTATTAATGCATCAATATTAGAAGCTATGTTAGCCTCTATAGAAGCAACCTGCTCTTCACCCATTGCTGCTTGTGTCCATATAACAACCTGCTCATTCGTTACCTGATCAAAAGGTATGAAGTCTGTTATGTCATCTGTGTTTAATACTTGTGTACCTATATTCGTTGCTGAATAAGGATTTCCTTCAGGATCTATTTCATCTGAAGTCCCTGTAACTATCCAGTGTACATTATATACAACATCCGCATCACCTGCTTCCTCGATGTAACAATCCACTGTTTTGCAATTCCAATCGTAATTTACCATTTTTATTTATTTATTTATTAATTAATTTATTTTACCAAGTAGAACTTGTATAAAGAGCAGTCCAAACATAAGTACTAGCACCGGTTTGTACACACATTTCAACTGTCGATTGTGTTCTTCCTACTTGAGGAACAAAAGTGCGATATCTTAATGATCCGACAAGAGATCCGCTCGCTGTTGCCGATATATTACCCGTTTGAATAACCGAGTTTTGTAATCTTAAGCGTTTTTCATTCGCAACAGATGTTACAAAAGCAAAATCAGATTGGGATGTTATAGTGTTAGTACCTAATCCGTAAGCAACTCTAGTATCAACGGCAGTACCTCCAATAGTTCCTGTACCTGTTCCATAACCTTGATCCTTCACCCAAGCGGTTGTTGCAACGCTCGTTGAATCATCTCCGACTGCAACTGTTGGCGCAGATAAACTTCCTGCTGTAACATCAACACTTCCTGTTAAATCTAGACCTCCTGCTATAGTGAAATTGCCTGCGGTTCTAACCACTGTAGAATCAACCTGTATATCGTTAGCATTTATTGTGATACCGCCATTTAAAACGGTTGCAACGTCTAATGTAGGATTAATAGTACTTGTTCCTGATTGAGTCATTCCGGCTCCAGCTGTTACTGATGTAACTGTACCTGTCCCTCCACTAGCTGGCGTTATCCAGTCTGTACCTGTTACTGTAGAACTTAATACCTGACCTGATGTACCTGGTGAGCCTGTTGAGCCTGTTGAGTCATAGTACGCACCTGTTACTCTTGCGTTACCTGTTATGTGAAGCTTTTGAGATGGTGCTGTGTTGCCGATGCCTACGTTGCCTGCTGAAGTGATACGCATTCTTTCAGAGCTACCTATTAAAAATTGATGAGTAGCCGCTCTGGTTTGCAGGTTATTATACATACCAGCGGTTCTGTCATAATTTAATATTAAATTTGTATTTGTACTATATGCAGGAAAAAACTCAAACCCTGATTCAGAATTTTTTATATCTAATCTACCATTAGGACTCGTAGTCCCGATGCCTACGTTGCCTGTCCCTAACACTGTGATTCTTTGTACATTGTTTGTTCCTATTGCAAAAGTATGATTAGCATTTGTTGTTAAATAGCCAGCACTATCCAAAACAATACTGTTACCATCAAAATACATACTAGAGGCATTATCCTGTATTCTTAAACCAGCGTTGGCTACATTAGTGGTTGTTAGGGGTCCAATTGTAGCGTTTTTATAAATATGAGTAGTGTTAGTAGGCCCTGTAACTCCAATTCCCAAGTTACCAGTAAAGTAGCTATCACCTGAGCCTGATACGGCTAATGTTCCTCCAAAAATACCATTACCTGAAAAATAAGCATTTCTCCATTCATTTGATGTAGAGCCTATGTCATTAGCTTGATTAGCGTCAGAGCCATCTGAATATGTACTTACAAATGCTACGCCATCTTGTTTAAATCCCCTAGTCCCATCAGAAGTATAAAATGGAGCAAATACACTACCTTCTACTTTTAAATTTCCTGCACCTACATCAGTTATAGATGAACCTAAATATAAACCACCACTTTGCCATAAAGCCATTCTAGTAGTAAATACGTTTTCTGCATCATTTATCGTTCTGAATTGAAGATAAGTGTGTGAAGCAAGTCCCATATTCCTAATCTCATACGTATTTTGGTCTGCAATTGCACTTCCTCCGTTGTATTTAAACCTAAGAGTAGGGTCTGCTGATGTTATTTCAACTGTACCTTTAGCTGCTACTGCATTAGCGGTAAACACTCCATTAGGTCCAGTAAGCGTACCTGTGAAAGTAGGATTTGCAACTGGTAAATAAGGTCCACCTGGCAATATAGTAGAACCAGAGGCTGTAATATTACCACTAGCATCTGTCTGTAAAAAACCTACACCGTAGTTGTTGAATTTAATAGCTCCGGCTGAATTTATGTTAATCCTTGTCGCCCCAGCAGTGTTAATCTCCATATAGTCGCTTCCGTTATAATACCTAACTTGCCCTCTATATCCTGCTGAACTATCCCCATCTCCAAATAGTAAGTAACTCCAGCCTGAAGTGGCTCCTGATATAATACTAATAGCACTACTATAAGCAGCGTTAGTACTATTCCCAACAACTAAATTCTGACCTCCATCACCAACGGCATTACCAACAGGATTAGCATTAGCGATCCCGACGTTGCCTGCTGAATCAATACGCATTCTTTCCCGAACACTATCTCCTTGGTTTGTTCTAATTATCACATCACCTGTTAAGGCTCCACCATTACTAGTAACTATTCCTTGAATATCACCCATTATATCAGTTGAAGCAAGACCATTACCGATAGCAAAAGTCAAACCAGCCAAATTATTAACCGCTTCCGCAACCTTTATTGTAGCAAAACTGTATGCTTGCCCGCTGTTCTCAAATATTGCTGAATATACTGCTCCCGTTTCTACTACGTGTAACTTAGCCTGAGGTCCAGTAACCCCTATTCCTAAATTCCCCGTAAAGTAACTATCACCTGTGCCTGAGACAGCTAGTGTGTCTGAGAAAGTAGCTGCGCCTGTATATGAAAATGATAATGGCACACTGTTAACAACACTACCCGCATCATTTAATTTTTGAAATTGAAAAGAATCATTATCTGCAATTAATCTATATCTACGATGCCCTGAAGTAGAGTTAGAGTCATTAAAATTAAGTGATGGTGCGGTATTTGAAATTGTTAAGTTACCTGAAAGTGTTCCGCCCGTTAAAGGCAAATAAGGCCCACCTGGGAGAGTGTTGGTGTTAGCTTCAAATATTGTTCCAAACGAATTAACCCCTAATAAATAATCTACATCACCAGTTTTATTCCCATCACCATAGTCATTAAATTTAATAGTCCCAAATTGATCAACAAGCAGTCTGTCGGCACTTGCAGTAGCTAGAGCTATTTGACCATTTCCGGATAACGCACTTATTGT